CATCGGCCAAAACACTGATCGCCTGTGCCATAATTTCTGACACCTGCATGATCTGGTCGCACGTCAGCTCCTCAGAGGCAACACGCGCACTGGTGTGTATTGAGCCATGAGCCGCGTCGCCCAGCAACACGACATGAAGTCTATGGCATTTATTCAGCCTGATACGCTCAACTGCTCGCTCAACCAGCCGTTCCACACGATAACGGCATACCTGAGTATCATACCGCTCCCAGATATTGTCCGTTACCATACCGTAATGCCAGTCGGCAAACACAAGAACAGCCTCAGCATCGCCAAGGAACATACAAAAGTCGTCCGGCTTATTAACCGATAGCGGCAAAGACTCATTCAGATCCTGAGCAGCCTTAACGAGCCGATCTTCCAGATTTTCCTCACGACCCATCCGATCGACCATCTTATTGAACTCGCGGCGCTGGTCGTAGAAGCGTTTGGCCTCTTTACGCATCTCCGCAATTTTGCAGTTTAGCTCGCCCATATAATCATCCTGGCCGGGATTACCCTGAGCGGCATACTTTTTCTTGAAATACTGCGCAACAGCATAGCCGGAGTATGGCGTTACAGATGCCGCCTTTCTCAAACTATCCCGATGGCATTCGATGCCAGTTGCTTCAACGATGTCTTCCCAGTCCAGATCGTCGGGCTTCTGTTCGACTTTGATTTCGATTAGGCGAAGACCATATTCATATGTATCCTCACCTTCTCTGCGTTCATACTTTGGATTCACGAATGTCTTCACCCCTCTTCTGCCGGCAGAAGCGCACTCTGCCTGATTTCAATTTCAATGTTTGGTACGCCGGCCCAACGCTCCAAGATCTCCTTGATATCGTAAGTCCGAGCACCATTCACGTCATACTCCGTCAGCGTCATATCGGAGCAGTCGATCGTCGCGTGAGAATATACCTCACGCTGCTCCCGCACTGCCATTTACTTGTGCTCCTCGATCACGTTCATACGACGAATTTCGTTCAGCTTTGCAAGCAGCTCAGGGGATTCGACGCAGAAATAATGACCCCTCTTCGAGTCCTGCTTCATCGTCCGAGGATAACAGTAGTAGTGGGGATACTTATGCGGAGGGAACGCTTTGACCAGCAGATCTTTCTCTGTCTTGTTAATAGGAACCACGAGAACCATCCTTTTCTAATAAATTTGAGGGTACTCCCTCAAAATTACACCAAATTTAGGACTTGGGAACTCCCGACAACAAATGGGAGTTCCCAACGTGGTTTCAGAATTATTCGACCAACAAACCCGAAAATCTGTATAAAATTGTGAAAATTCAACAGTTGTCGGACGTTGTTTTTGGGCACATTGCCGTTTCTCTACGGAAATGGAACCCATAAATTTCCACGTCCCACGGGCCGTCAGAAACCTCAGTCAACGTTGAAATGGGTGCCCGGCTCTGCTCAATCAAGTCCAAAAAGCACTGATTTGGTGCCGAGAACAACGTGTAAAACAAGGTGCGTGAGATATCTTTATTCTGAGGCTCCTCAATGGCGAGCATCAACCGATATGCAGTATGAGGGCTGATCCGCAGTGACTTAATATAGTTGATATACTCCTGCCGAATCTCATGTACCAGGATTGCCTTACCGTAGTTATCCAGGTTTTCGTCTGTTCCATCCCAAACTGCCCGGATCTTAGATCTCATATCTCTGACAAACCCCAAGATCCGTTCGACCTGTGAATAGCTCACAGATTTTTGCAGATAGGCGTCGTTTACCAACAGTTCAGAAAACGGGATGAACGACGTATAAGCATAGCTTGTACGGTAAGAGTTCAGGCTGTGCTGCAAAAAGTCCATCGTCGTATTGTGGAAGCGATAGTTTTTGCCCACACTGTCATAATAGCCCTTCATACGGGCAATCTTCCCGAAAAAGTTGGGCTTTACTTGCCGGCCATCATCGTCGCGTATCTCATACTTTTTTCTCAACCGTTTGATTTCTGCAACACTGTCTACGGCATATTCTCGCTTCGCCTTATCAATCTCGATGTTGCTCAAAACGTCCAGCTGGGCGATCTCGCAGTAAAGCTCCTCATACTCGGAAAAATCTGCTCCGCTGTTCAGCGCGTCCCACAGCTTCGTATTCAGCTCTTGGGAGAGGTTTACGATCTCACCGATCTTATTGACCGATGTTTTGATATCCAGATCAGACTGATCTGATTTGGTATAATGACGCACGATTTTCTTAGCGTCTACCATGCTGGTCGGGACGAGGAACTTGTGATAGTTCCGTTCTGCGGCCCGAATAAGAATGGTGTTGTTCGTGAGCAGCATAGTATCAGAGTCAAAGTCTGCACCGGATAGCCGGAAAAGAATATTCTCGCCGATACTGTTGATACACACGATCTCTCGCGTGGTATTGACGTACTGCCGGATCTCCTCGTTATCCGTATTCCTCGCCAGGAGTACATTTCCCATCGTCACATGGGGGCTGCGCGATCCGAGAATGGTCTGATCAAAAGCAAACTGTTGGCAAAAAATATTGCCTACTCCGATTTTACTCTCACCATCAAATTGCCCAATAGCAGAGTAGAGCATTTCGATGGGGTTTCCCAGCAGAGTTGAATAGTTTCCTTCCACAAGGATGTGTCCACGGGCCAACTCTTTTTTGAACGACTTCGATACGTCGGTTTTGAAGTTGTGGTACAGCTTCGTTTGAGAAAACTTATCTGTGACGCCTAACATCTGATATACCACATCGTTCGTCGTCGTAATTCCGTCGCTGTCGATCTCCTCATTCCCGCCCATATACTTGATATGGTACCGCAGCACCGCAGGATCTGTCTGGATCATGCGCAGATAATCCAACGACGGTTTTACCAACTGGTCAACATCATCTTGCGAAAGCTGAAGAGTATTCAAAAGCTGGTAATGGATCTGCACCATGCGGCCATCAAAGAAATGCGTCGGCTTTTCATGCTTCACGACGCCAAAGTTACCGTCTTCGTCCAGCAATCTCAGCCACTGCTCCAAAGTGCCAAACTTCACATACTTAATACTACTGGGCGTAGTAATGACCTTGATATCGCTGATATCCTGCGCCAGCGTGAAACCGGAAAGCTGGGATACGTCAGTAATGCCACGATCGGCGAAGAACTTCTGGATATTGGTATTAAAGCAGGCCGATTTGAAAAACCGGTTCCGCAGAAGGATCATACCGTAATCCTGCCATTCGCCCATAGCACTTTTGTCAATGAGAGACTGTCCGTCCCAAATGCTGTTCTCAATCTCAACCACTTCCGGCTTTGAAGTAAGCCAGTTATCGCTACCGATCCTTGTCGCCACAACGCGATCTTTGAACACGCTCTTATAGTCGTCGATTACCAGGAAGTTCTCGGGTCGCAGCGGAATAGTACCGACGATACTGCTCAGAGTAAGGGCGATATAGGCTTCCAGAGCAGCCAGATCAATCTCCTGACCATCTTTCACTTTCAGCCCACAAAGCTCCCACTTGTGCATTCTTGGATACAGCTGCTCATCAATGAACAGGCACTTTCCAATTCGGCTGCTTCCGCTTGAACGCTTGAATCTACGGAACACAATACCATCACACGTGAATCCGTCCTGATAAAGACGATTCCGAAGCTGGGCTACGGTAAGAAGTACCTTCATGGTTTTCCCAAGCCGATACATTCCGTTATCAAAAACGAACAGATCCCCCAGCTCCTGGGGAGAGGCCGGATTTTCGACGGGAGATCCTACCCGTACAGCAATCAGTTCCCCATCCTTGATACAAATGTTGTCGGTAAGCTGTACATCCTGCGGCAGATAGCCATACTTGATGTAGGTGTTGTCAAAGAAGCGGTTGAACTCCTTGACGCTGTACTTGAACGTGACATTGATCACGCGCCGGCAGTATTCCTTACCCCGCTTACTGAATGTGAAGTCCATGCGGCGGTATACCTTCTCATAAACTTCCCTCAGCTTTATCAGGTCGAGGCTATAATCCAAAGTGTTGACAAAACGTCTTGTATTGAACTGGTCGTTGTGGTCTGATCCAGCCAGCTTCACAGAATATTCCTTACTGTTCGGGCTTGAATAGTTCGCCAAGAACAAATCCTTGGCATCCACAGACACGATATAGACCGAGTTACCCATGGCCTATTCACCTTCCTCAGTTTGAATGTTTTCGACTTGAATCAGATCCCCATACCAGAACAACCAGGTCTCTACGCCCTCAAGCTCGATCAGAGCAGAGAACCCATCGGGTCGTTCACGATGCGGATGCGCAACAAATACCTTGTCGCGGCTGGACTCCACGAATTGACGGTACTTCTCTTGCATACGCGGATAATCCTTCCGGGCTGTGATTTGATCCACATTCAGAGTGACCAAATCCCCATCACGGATCTTTTTGTCGATCTCGTTTCCGAGGCTTTCCAGGACATCCGCAGCAAGTGTGCGTGAGCCTTTGTCCCTGAGCTTCTTTTTCAAAGCTCTGCGATTTTCACGGTTCAAACACATTACCCCCTGTCTGAATATTCCTGAATTACCTTTTCGTACTCCTGAGCGTTCTCTTTCAAAACGCCCTGATAGAACACTTCGTTTTCCCCTGCGTCGTCAGCCGGAGAATAGTCATCACACTTCCCCTGGCACTCCGAGCCACATTGGTCATACCAAATACAATTTTTTCGTGCGGTGTTCATTGTAAGCCTCCTTCCGCTACACACCGCCGCGTCAGCTCTCTTAAATTTCAAGTTCCCTATATGATCAAATGAATCGTTGACGCCGCATTAGTCTGTCGTGTTTCCATGAGAGATGTCGTTTAACCAATTCCGAAACAGTTCCCTCATCCGCCTGCTTGGAATGTAGATCCAGATTTCTTTGCCATCACGAATGGCTGACCGCCATACCCACTGGATCATCTCACTCAACGCATAATCATCCTCGCGCACCTCAACTCCTTGCTCCTGAAAGTAGTTTTTCAGCAAAGGGTTGTAGTACACGTTGACGCAATAGGCCAAGCAATCCCTGTTCCGATATGCGTTAGTAGCCCGGACATTGCAGGAAAGGAAACCCTTGGTATATCCTTTGCCTTTCAGGAGGGCTTGGTAATCCTTAAAAACCGTCCACAAGTTACGGTCTGATGAAGAATTGAGCATATTCTTGAACAAGTTCGTCAAATTGTTTCTCAGTTGTTTGATAAGCGGCTGTCCTTTGGTATCACGCGCTTTCTTATACCAAGAAACAGATAGGCTCGACCTCATTTCGCCGATCTTATTCAGTTTCTCATCCTCGATGATATGAATTTTCTTTGGGAGTTCGGCTACGTAATCCGGTATGTGAGGTGTATCGCTGAAATGATATACCCCGTTCTCACAAACCGTTCCGATCCGCTGGACTTCGATATTATGAATGTCGAAGTAGTATTTCTGCACCTGGGCATCAAACATATAGGTGAGAATGATCACCTCATCGAAGGACTGAAATACCTCAATCGGGAATTTCCATAGCAAGAGGCAGTCATTATACAAAATGACGTTGCCAGTCATGCACATATCCCGCAGGTCTTCAAATCTGCCCTCGTAGTCATCATTTACCCACCGCACACGGTACTCAGAGTCAACCTCGATCATCTCCCGCTTGAGCATTTGCAAATCCTTTGGAGAAATCGGGATTGTCTGAACGGCTTGGAAAACCTCATCCAAAATGAGCTTATAGCCACCGTATTGGATCAGCGAAATCGTTTCGTCGTTATACGACTCAAACAGCGCATGAGTGCTGGCGATGTTATCCCTCATAGACAAAAGGTAATGCAGGTTTTCCAACTTACCCTTGCCTTTGCTTTGCGGATCTTTGAATTTTCGCCCACTACAACTCCGTTTGATTCGTTCTACTTCGTCCAGGTATGGCGTGATAAATACGTAGCGGCTTTCCTTGTCTTGGTTCATCAAAGTGATCGCGGACTCGGTTTTACCTGCTCCCATAATCGTGTCACATACCTTAACGATCACACGCTTTCCTCCTTCGCCGTCTTGCGGTAATAGAAGAATTGGAGCTGCTGAACATAGCCGGCAAATCCGGCGTACTGAGAAGGATCGAAATTGCCATGGTAGACATCATCAATCATGCGGTTGATCCACACATCCCTGGGGTAGCTATCCATACGGTGAAGCCCAAACAGCATCACACAGTTCGCAACCTTCTCGCCAATGCCCCGCAGAGCAATCAGCGTCTTCCGGGCCGTATCGTCATCCTGCTTCTGGAGCTGCACCCAGAAATCTTCGTCATACTCGGCCATCTCTTTCACATAGCTTTCACGATAGCCCAGCGATGCCGGTGACAGATCCTGACCTCTCAGCTGCGCCGGCGTCGGGAAGGAATAGAACTGCTGGTCGTCGATCTCCCCCAGCGGCGTACCGAATGTCTGGCAGAGAACATCTACCGCTTTGCGAATGCGCAGGATGTTGTTACGCTGGGAGATAATAAAGGTCACTACCATCTCCCACAAATCCTGTCTCAGGATGCGGATACCGCCACCTGCCGCGATCGCCTCCCGCAAAAACGGGTCTCCGGCCATCTTCTGCTGATATGCTTCATAGTCGGCAGACAGGTCAAAATAGGGCATCCATACATCCCGGAACTCATCATAGGGGCAGTGAAAAACATACCCGCCATTGGTACTCGGTGTGATTTTCACCAGCTTCATACCGGTGATCGCCACATATCCCCTATCCTGCAGTGCGGTCAGCCGGAAGCATTGGCCGGAATCTGCAATCTGCTTCAAATCAAACGTATGGGGAATGTTAATGAGTACGCCATCAGAAACCCTCCGGCAAATTACCTTTTCGCCACTCATCATACTCGCTCCTTTTCTTCAAATATTTGCAGATTATGCTCAGTCCGCAGTACACCAGATCGCAATACGGCTTGGAGCCGTCGCCATCGTATTGGGTGATTGCTGATACAACCTCTTGCTCCGTCAGATCCTCCGGCACATACTGAAACAGCTCAAATACCTCCTGCATTTTCTCAATGAGGCGGATATTATCGGCGCAGGTTTTGACTTGGCTCTTAGCCAGCGTCAGCATTGTCGCCGGGTCAATTCCATAGAGCCTCGCCGCGTTTCTATATGTCTGTACCTCCTTAAACAGGGTATCAAGCTCCTGGTTCATACGTAGGATCGTCGCTTCAGACTCGTTCAGTCTGCGCGTCAACTCTTTAAGATCGTCCACTGCACGTGCTCCTTTCTGATTGATTTACTTTGTTGCTATTTGAAGGTCAAACTTTCTTCACTATGCAGCCATAGCCTCTGCACGTCCGGCCATATCCCATCTTATCTCCGAATAGGCCGTCGTCGTCCAGATTACGAATAGTTGCCTGCTTTTCATTGAGTTTTAAGATCTCACCGTTCCGAAGCTCTTGGTACTTGGAGTCAATGTAGGCCACACGGTCGCCGACCATAAGCTCCCGACCGAAAAAATCATAATGCTTCATATATCCACCGCCTTATCCAAACTCCACACAACCGCATTCGGGCGCTTCTTTGTGGGAGCTTTGTTCCTTCTCGCCGTCCCACTTCCAGGCGGGAACGAGCTTACGAAGATCAGACACGGCGGCGTCGCGCTCTGCCCGCAGCGTTTTCACTTTCTCCGCACACTTATACCAGTTCGAGCGCAGCCCGTCGCATTCCACTCTGAGTTTTTTAAGCTCCTCCAACCAGTGGGCGAGCTGTTTATGCTTGGCAGCGCAGGTATCACAAGGGTTGCTTTTTCTCAGTCTTTCCACTGTCTCATAGCAATGTTGAATTGCTTCATCCAATGTAAACATGGTGCTGCTTTCCCTGTTTTCTTCGTAAATCTCTTTGCCGTCTTCGTCGTACAGATCATTTACTTTTTGTACCCTTTTGACGCGGAGGGCGGAGATCGCCTTATCATACGCTGCTAAAATAGCGGTATCGTCCATGAGCAAATCACAGTGGGCGCAGTCAGAGCAGTTGATTGCCGTCTTCCTCTGTACGCACTGTTTTTCCCGTTCCAAAACTTCAATGTCGGTCATTCAGATGCACCGCCTTTCAAAGTAGAATGTAATTTTCTTTGGCGTTGGCTTAACCATACCAAACCGTACAGCCTGACGGTAAGTATAGCAGTCACGCTCCAAGGTGGCCGGCATAGCTTCCAGTATTCGCCGCCAGCCCTCCAATGAGTTGCCGCGCTTGTAGTGATTACAGCTCCGACAGGCCGGCAGCATATTTGCCAGATCGTCTTCGCCCTTACTCCTCAGCGCAACAACGTGATCGACTTGCATATCCTCATAGTTCAGATGCTCGCCGCAGTATGCACACCGCCCACCCATCTTGTCATAAACGGCGCGGCGCTCTGCCGGCGTCAACCTGCGCCTCTTTTCCATGTGCCCTCCTCATTACCGTGCCGCAAAGAAATCGCGGTAGACCTTTTCGATGATGGTATGGCTGGAAATGTTGACACTCGGGACTGCCCATCGAGCCGTAGCCTCGAAGTCCTTCTCGTGCGCCGCAATGTAAGACCTCATGTCATTTCGCAGCCCATCCACCGTACCGATCGCACAGAGCAGAGAGTGTTGCACCGCCTCAAAGTCCTTGATGGCACGATCTTTGTCGGGGCCGTCCGGGTAAAGGTCAATGACGCCCTTGCGCACAATCGCTGCCTTAGCTTTCTCTTCCAGATTTGTTTCGGCGGCAAAGTAGTCCAGCAGCAGCCGTTCTCTTTGCCGATCAGCCGGCGTCCATTTCGGCTGGGAGTGCTTCTTCAGGAACATAGTAAAACCTCCAAAAATGTTCAAAAGTTCAGAACCCCAAAATCGAATTATCACTTTTGAGGTGATAAATTCTAAATTTCGATGCTCAAACGCTCGTCAACAAACGGGGTATTTGAAAATCGTCCCTTAGAAGGGGAAGGGGTAATATCGCTACGCTCAAAGTAGTCTAAAAAGTTGCAAAAATAGCCAATTTGCAAAGGGGAAGTTTTTGCAGTTAGGCCGCTCGCTTCGCTCGCGGATATACGGAGAGTTGGTAGCGGCCTAACCAAAAAGGTAGGTGCGGGGTAGACACTTTCGATTTAGTCATCTACCCATCCCCAGTATCTTGAGTCTTCTGCCAGCTGGCAGCGTGGACACCAGGGAAAATTAAATATCCCCTAACAGGTCGATTGAAACATCGTGGTAGGCTTTCTTCTCTTCCTCGTCAGCGATACCGATATAACGCATGGTGATGAGAGCGCTGGAATGACCGAAAAGACGCTGGAGGAACACAATGTCGTGGTTGCTCTGGTAGTGGAAGTATCCGAAAGTCTTCCGCAGGGTATGGGTACCGATGTTCTGCTTGATCCCGCAAGCCTTAGCCGCATCCTTCAACTTCTTGCGTAGGGTGTCCACTTCAATGTGACCACCTTCACGGGAAGCGAAGATGTACTCATCAGAGTAGTGGCCGGCATCATTACCGTAGTACCACTGAATGGCGTGGACACATGATTCATTCAGATAAAGTCCACGTCGCTTGTCTACCTTCTCCTGGAAGACTGAGATTTTGTCGGTGGTATCGGTATAGTCTCCGACAATGTAACGGATCTTGCCATCAGGGAAGAAAATATCAGAACACTTCAGTTCCAAAAGCTCGTTAGCTCTGAGGCCGAGGTTGATACCCAGGATGAATGCCAGCAGGTATTTAGGATCAGCATTGGCTCGTAGCCAGGAGGCCATAGCGTCAAGCTGCTCACGAGACTTGATCGGGAAAACCGTCTGCTCTTCTCCCTTGCGGTAGTTGACCTTCTTGGGAGGCTCGGCAGCAGAGGTACCGGGGAACTGAATAATTTTACAGCTGGTCGGCGGTACGGTATTGATCTGAGGAACCGTAGGCTGATCAAAGAGGGTAAGTTGCGTGTCCATAGTTCACCTCATTTTCTTTGTTGCAAAAGAACCGTCAGTTGTTGTCTCTTACCTTAATTTATTCTACCATATCTGGGGTCTAAAGTCAATCAAAATATTAGTTTTCTTTGTTGCTATCGGAGAAGAATACGACTGTAAACGGGATGAATTATAGAGGGTTGACAGAAAAACCGGGGTTGTAAGGCCAAAAATGTGATTTTGGAGGTATGGGTTTAATTCATTTACTGTTGGGGAATCGTCGAGATTGTTCCCGAGTGAAAAATGGGGATATGGGGCGTACGTGATAGAGTGGAGGTACTGAGCCGTTTCGTGAGAAACGGAGCGGGCGCGAAAATGTGAAGGCTCCCCCGGTGCCGGTGGCGTCCAGGCAGGCGGGCGGGGGTGCCGTTGTTCGTCTGCTGACGGGCGAAAACGGGCCGGGGTTCTGCAAACTCTCCAAAAGCAGAATTGACAGAGACAGAAACGGGCGGGAGTACGTCGGGAGACTGGGAGCTTCAGCCGGTGCGGGCTGGGGTGCCTGCTGGCCTGGGGCGGTGCTGGGCTGGCCGTTTGGGGGCGGGGTTCGGTCTATATATGACTTTGACGGCAAAACGGCAGGCAAGCGGGCGCAAGTCCTCATCTTTTCGCTCTTCCTCCTTTCGTGCTCTTCTTCTCCCTCTTCGGATGTCCTCGCGGTTTCCGGCTGGCTCTGGCTGTTCGATCTGGGCGGGCGGGTGACGGCATAGGGGCGGCGTGTCCGTCTGGCCGTTGCGCTGGGCGTGTCGTGCGTCTCCTGCGGTAGGCGGCAGGGCGGGCCGCTCTCGTGCCGTGTCTGCTGGCCGTCTCTCCTGCTGGCCGTGCTGGGGCAGTCTGTGCGGGCGCTGGGGCTGGCGCTGGGCATGGGCGGCAATCCCAGGCCAACCGGCTTGCTAATCAGCAAAATGCACAAAGATTCAATAAGAAATGCATCATAATGACGAAAATAATGGGCTGTATTCTGTACTTTTTACGCTATAAATATGCCTGTTTTGGTGTAAAATAGGCTGTTTTTCTAACTTTTCAGATATAGCAACAAAGAAAATGATTGACGGATGGGATTTTTTATGGTAAGATATAGACAGTTAAAGAGGGCGGGCGCTGGGGCCGTTGGCCGGGGGTATCCTCTCCGGGCGGCAGGCTCCACCGCTTCCCGATAGCAACAAAGTAAATCAACGTAAAGGAGACAGAAACAATGAAAAAGACTTACAACATGGGCGAGATCATGACACGGGCGTGGGCCATCCGCAAAGCGGCGGCGGTTGACATGGGGTGCAAGGTGTCTGAAGTCCTGATGGGCGAGTGCCTGAAGATTGCCTGGGCTGAAGCTGAGGGGGTCAACGCTGAGGCGAACGCCGCCGCCATCGCTGGCGAGTGGGCGAACATGGCCGACGCTGACAAGGTGCGAATGATGACCGCTTGCATCCGCAAGGCCGCCAAGAATGAGATCGGCTATTCCACCGAAGACCATTACCTGCAGTTCTCTGAGGTGCCCGCCTTTGGGTGCTTCCGTGCTCACGACTTTGACGAGTTCGTTTCCGAGACCTGCATCCGGGTTCTTGACAAGCTGGCCGACCTTGACAAGCTGGCCGCGACCAATGAACGCCGCGCCGCTCAGGGCAAGCGCCCGATGCGTCTGGTGTCCGTCGTCTACAATGCGGCGCGGGCTTCCATCGCGGCGGTGTACTACGCCGACAGCAAACACGGGGCCGCGTATGACTGGCAGATCGAAGACGGCGAGGGCAACGCGGCGAGCTTCCTTGAAACCTGCTGCGGCGATGCTACGGTGAACACCGAAACAAGCGCCATTATCCGGGCAGACCTGGACGCTTTCCGGGATGGGCTGGACGAGATCGGGCGGCAGATTCTCGAAATGGTAGCCGCGCACAAGACGGAACGCGAGATCGGAAAAGCCGTGGGCATCTCCAATGTGGCCGTGCATAAGCGCATTGTCAAGATGCGGGCGGCGCTGGAAAGTCTGCGGGTTGCCTGAAAAGAAATTTTTCCGAACGGTTAGCAACAAAGAAAATCAATCTGTAAATGATAGCGGGGCCGGCAAAACGGAACGCCGGCCCCCAATGAAAAGAACGTAAAGGAGATTTGAAAATGAATATCAATAACGCGGTTCTGAAAAATTGCTTGAAGCTGTCCAGCAAGGTCACGGTTTACGTGCCCGCCACAAACGGCGTTGACCGGGCGGCAGACAATACGGAACAGGTCAAGAAAACGGCGGCGCTCCTCTCCGAGCTTTTCGGCGGCGCGACTTCCACCCCGGCGCTGGGCTACTGGATGTCTCCGGCGGCTGGCCTGGTGGCAGAGGCCACAACGGTAGTTTTCGCCTATGCTGCGGATGCGGCGCTCCAGGAGCACGTCGGGCGCGTGGTGGAGCTGTGCGAGGAGCTGAAGCGGGAGATGGGACAAGAGGCCATCGCTCTGGAGATCAACGGTGAGATGTATTTCATCTAACAGCAGGACGGCGGGCGAGGGCTACGGCTCCCGCCCGCTTTTCTGTTTTCCGGGCCGTGCAAGAAAATTTTTCGGAACGGTTAGCAGATCGGGCGCGGCGTCTGTAATTATAACAGAGGGACACAAAACTACATAAAGGAGCGAAACAAAATGATGACAAAACAGCAGGAGCGCGAAGCGCTGGAACGGATTAAAAACATCCTGGCGGATGCTGGGGCTGATAGCTATATCGGCATGGCCTTTGCCGGTTGTGTGGAAGACGCGGAATCGAACATTGAAAACGACTGGGCGCTCAGTATGGCGGGCCGCTGGCAGAGTGCGGAACAGAAGCTGGAGGCGGTCAAGGCTGAGGCGGACGGACTGCGGGCGGAACGTGAAGCGCTGCGGGCGGAGCTGGACAAATACAGCGTGGACGTTGAGAAGCTGAGAAAATCGGCGGAGGCTTTGAACAGTCGGAGATCAGAAGAGCACGCCGCGCTGGAGCGTGCCCAGTGCCGTGCTGATGCTGCGGAGGCTGAGATCATCCGGCTGAAGGCGAAGCTGTACGACTTCATGACGGCGGCGAAGGATTGAGAAACGCGGGCCAAGCGCCCGCTTTTCTTTTTTTTCTGGAACGGTTAGCAAATGCCGGAGGCTGTCTGTAATTAGAGTAGGAAGAGAAATTTAAGGAGGAAGCACCATGAAAATGCACGAATTTTCCCCGGAACGCAAGCAGGAACCCGCGCCGGTATCTCTCTATGACCAGGTAATCAGAGCGCTGCAGTCTCTTAGGCCCGTATATATCACAGACGGAACCGTAACCCGCTTAGTAACGTCCGTTGAGTATCTGAGCAGTGAAGTCCGCTGCACGCTGGATGACAGATCCCGTTTCTTCCTGTATCCCGGTTTTGATGATGATTTTGCCGGTGAATTAGGATGCTTGGAGTCTGAGGATGGGTTTTATCTGGCTCCCCGTTGGTGGATTGAAAAATAGAACGGTTAGCAAATTCGGAAATCAGTCTGTAATTATAACAGAGGGACACAAAATACTTTACGGAGGCGCTGAACATGGCAAACAAACTTCCCTGGACTACTCCAAAGGTACAAACACTTTACACGACTTCCAGCGTGGGCAGGCTGATTGCGGAATACCTGGACGCAGGCGGGCAGATGCTCCAGATGCGGGAGGGCGTGCTGGGACACGGCGACGTGCTGTTATACGACGATGCCGGAAAGCTGAAAACCTATGTCATCCGAGAGGTAGCAATCAATGAATGGAGCAGCGGCCACAAGGTCAGAGGCTATAACAGAATGCCGGAGAAATACCGGGTGCTGCTGGATAAGCAGAGATAACGGAAAAAGAGAACGGCGGGAGTTTTCCCGCCGTCTTTTTGTCTTCAGTTAAAGGCCATAACAACCAGGAAGCCGAACGCGATCACTGCGCCGATAGTAACAAGTGGATGATTTTTCAACATGAACGGGAAAAACGGAACGTGTTCATAACGGGATACGGCGTTATAGTGCTGGATGGCCTGGTATCCGGCGACGATCACCGCAAGAATGACAAATACCCACATATAATCACCTAAAAAATATTTTTTGGACGGTTAGCAAGTCTATAATTCCTTCTGTAATTATATCAAATAATGGAAATCGACGCAATGTTTATTTTGGAACGGAGGAAAGCAAATGGATATTCAGGAAATCAACCAGAGTTCGCCGGAGTTCCTGTATCAGATGCTGGGACGGCTGGAAGCGGATTGCCTGTATTATCTGGGAAACGGTGGGCGCTTTGCGGGTCATCTCTGGGCAGGCAATGAGCGCGAGCAGATCAAACTGATGCGGATGATTTACCGCCGCTTGTGCGAGGCATTCACCGCGCCGGAATGGATGAGCGAGGAGAAGATCAACGAATACGCGGAGCAGATGCTGGTGGTATAAAAATTTTCAGGGCGGTTAGCAAATCGCCGTTTCTGTCTGTAATTATATCAGAAAACGAATGGAGGTTCTAACCGTGACAAAATATTATATTTCTTTGGAGGCTGACGGAAATTTTCATATTATCGAGTACGATACTGGCGAGGGCGTAAGAGTGCTGCGGGACGCTGGCGGACGGGAAACGAGCGTTGTAATTTATCACAATAGCTTGATTATTTCCGCTTTGTATGACACTGTGGAGGCTGCTATAAAGCACCTGGGCGGAAGTCGCCGGGAAACGATCTTGCCTGATGGTCGAGTGGTAATCCCGGAGTCCGTGAATTATCCTGAGTTAGCCATCTGCAACATCTTTGTGCCGTTTAGCGCTGTGCGTGCTGAAGTCTGGCCTGGGGAGCCTGGATGGGGAAAATAATTTCCCGATTAGGTTAGCAAATACGAATTTCATTCTGTAATTATAGTAGATACCTGGAAATCAAATGAAAATAACGGAGGCTGACAAACATGAAGTGGTTCAATAATCCTGAGACGCTGGAAGACCTGAAAAAGCAATACAAGAAGCTGGCTTTTCAAAATCATCCTGACCGGGGCGGCAAAACTTCGGATATGCAGGAGATTAACGCTGAGTATGAAGCGCTGTTCTCCCGGCTGAAAGATACCCACAAAAACGCAGAGGGCGAGTTTTACACGGCACGGACGGCCACGACCGAGACGGCCACGGAGTTCATGGACATCATCGAAAAGCTGATTCACATGGAGGGCATCGAGATTGAGGTGTGCGGTTCCTGGGTGTGGGTCACTGGCGACACCAAACCACACAAGGAAGAGCTGAAAGCCCTGTCTTTCCGGTGGAGCAGCAACAAATCCGCGTGGTATTTCCACCGCGACGGATACAAGAAGCGGAGCAAGAAGTCTCTGACGCTGGACGAGATCAGAGGCTACTACGGAAGCGAGAAGATCGAAAAAGAGGACAGCGGAAAAATCGCGGTTGCATAACAGATCGGCGGGCTGGGAAAACCTGGCCTGCCTTTTCTTTTTCGGAAAATTTTACTGAATGGTTAGCAAATGATCGGAACAGTCTGTAATTATAGTGGGAGGTGGTCAAGTCCATTGAAGTGCTACTACCTGGGCGATAAGAAAATCACCGAAGCGGAGGCCAAAGAGATCGAGGCCAAAAACCGCGAGATTTTAAGAGATGGAACGGTTGAGGAGCTTTTGCAAATTCGGCACGTTATTTGTCGGGAGGAATGAAAGATGGAACACACATTTAAGATCGAAAAGGAATTGAAGATCACGACGGAGAACATCGTGGACTGTGTACTGTCCTGCGAGGCCGGTGGCTTTGACTACTGGGGCGAGTTGTGCAGCGATGAGAAGGACTACGAGGCGGCGCGGCAGCGGCTGGCGGAGAGAGAAAAGGCCGATATGAAGCCCTGCTATGAGGACGTGCTGGCCGAGATTCTGGAGAGCGGCGGCAAGCTGACCGTGTACGACCGTGAGGACGACAAAGACCACGAGCTGACGCTGGAAAAACTTCTGAACGGCTGGAAAAAGTACGCGGAAGATCATAACGCGGACGACTTCGACAAGTACGACGGAATTTCTGCTGACTGCATTATGCAGTATGCGATTTTCGGCGACGTGATTTACGGCTGATAAAAACGGGCTGGCCTGGTGGCTGGCCCGTTATTTTTTTTGCCGGTTAGGTTAGCAGGATTGAAAAACCGTCTGTAAATATAGTGTAAGGGGCAATGCTCCAAGCAACAAAGTAAATTAACGGAGGTCGAAAGAATGAAGCGCTATGCAGTTTGTATCACTGATGATGACGGCGGCACGGGCGAAGCGGTTTTTACCGTGAAGAATAAAACAGAGGCACGGGCCAGAGGTCGCCTTTATATCCGTCAGTGGCAACTCCCCAACGGGAAGATCGAGTATATCCGGGAGTTGGCAGAGGGTGAAGAGGCCGTTAAGTTTGGCCGTGCCGCTGGCTATTGATAGGAGGAGATCATCATGTATGATGTCGAAAAGTTGGTTTCCATCGTCTGCGATTATCTGGACGCTGAAGCGGACTATATGAAATACAGTCTGGACGCAAGAAAAGAGCTGGGGCTGGCTCCCGACTCTACCCTGTGGATTCCTTCCCTGAATGGCTCCAAGGCATACCGTCTGGGTGAGCTGTCCGAAAAGTCAGGAGCGACCGGCAGCATTTTGGCCAACATCTGCGCTATGCTGAACATCAATCAAGAATTGCTGGTGGCCGCTGTCAAATCCATGCAACGCAAGGAACGCCATAACGGACGCTGGGATAATCCGAATTATACCTGCTGGATGAACGAGGACGACAAAAAGCGGCTGGCCCGGTTCCTTTCCAATGAGCGCGGAGAGTCCGGCGTTTATCCCTGGTTCAGCAGCACCGGACGGAAAAAGCCATGGTGTGAATAAGGTATAGCTAAACCGAAGAGGAAGGGCAAAAAGTCCTTCCTCTTTTTTTATTTCATGGTTAGCAAATTTGTCTTTCTTTCTGTAATTAAAGTAGAAAGTCAAAATAATGGAGGAATGACACATGACAACGAAAACTGATTTTCACGCCATCCAGGAGCTGAGGGAGAAATACGCCCCGAAAGTGCGGGGTATCGTCTCCGGCGAGGAGGCCAAGATCATCTACGAAGTGCTGGAAATTGATAAGCGCAACAACATCGAGCTTCAGAATATCCGGGATATGGTGGTCATGATTTACGGCCAGTGGTTTGATAAATCACGTGACCAGTATCTGGAGGATAAGAAGAAGGGCGCGCAGGCGGTTGATAAGTCTGCGGAGTATCTGGACGCAATGAGCGCCATCATCTGCGTCATCGACTATGAGAAATTCAAGAGAGGACTGGGAGTATAAAAATTTGGGGAGGGCGGTTAGCAAATCGTTCTCCCCTTCTGTAATTATACCAGGAGGTGCAGTGATGGAAAACAAATACGTTTCCTTCGAGGTTTACCGCCCCGTAAAGTCTCCCACGGAGAAAGGGGAATACATGGGAAAGACACCAAACCTGGAGCAGGCACGGCGGGCCGCTGATGCTGTTGGCGGTGCCTTGTACGGGATAACATCTGACGGACGCAAAGTCCTGTTGCTGTAATTGAGATCAAGTATTAAGGAGAAGATTATGAAATTTTTAATCTGTATGCCCACCGGCAAGGATGGTATCCAAGATGATGCGGTTATCCGTGACGCCCTGTTGACGGCAGTAAACCGTATTACGCTGATGGATGAGAAGAGCGGCGAGTTTGAGGCTGGCGACGGCAACCAGAATATGGTTACGTTTGAAGTGTCCGAATGAATAAAGGAGGAAGACAAAATGGCACAATGTACGAGAGAGCAGGTTAATCGCTGGAACGCAAAACTGAGCAACGGGTTCCGGCTTGATCTGGAGCGCTTCATCGTATGGAATGACAAGGTGGCTACGCGCTCCATCGAATTGCCGGACGGCAAAGTGCTGAAGGCTGACATCGGATGGACTGAGGTGCGCGAGGAGCCGAGATTGGGTTGTTTCTATCAGAAGACTATTGGCATGATGCCGCGCCTTTCCCTTTCCCTGTGGACTCCGAGCAGCACGCCGGGTATGTGGTGTAGCCGTGGCCTGGGTGCCGTGGTAAAGATCACCGACAACATCTACCAGAAACGCAACTGGAACGAGCTGGCAAAGTTCACCGCTGAATGGGACGAAAAGCGCCTGCTGGAAGAGGCTAAAAAGCATATGGCCGAGCTTCAGAATGATGTGGTAGCCTAAAAAGAGGCGGAGGGATTTTTCTCTCCGTCTTTTTTTCTTTCTTTTTGTTAGCAACAAAGTAAATCATTCTGTAAATATAATAGGAGGCGATAAAAAAAATGAGACAAGCACAAATGACAAGAAATGAACGGCGGTATTACCGCAAGAAGATAATCGAGCAGCGGCTGATGGGGCTGGGAGTTCTGGCCTGCTGTGCTCTGGTGCTGTGGATGTGCTCCACCGGCGTAACCGTAGAAGATCGAGACGGCACGGCGGTTGTACTGCTGGCTCCGCTGGGGCTGTGGTTGCTGTTCTCTAAGCAGATTCTGATTTACTGAGGAGATGCCAAGATGAGCGAGAGAATTTTCAATGTTTCCCGGTCTACGAAGACCGGTAAGACAGTCAATGTTGGCGACTTCCCTACGGTTGAGCAGGCGCAGGCCGCTATGCTGAGTCACTACAAGGTGACACCTAAGCGTGGGGACTTCCGGTATCGTATCTTTGAGGAGGAGCTGGAAGAGATCAATGGAGTTACGTTCCGCAAATTCTGTCTGGTTCTCAGCGGCGGAAATAAACCATACAGCAAGAGCTATACACCGGCTGAATTGAAAGCCCTGGTAGAAAGTGAGGCATAATATATGGAACGGACGGATAAGCTAAATCAACTCAGGCAATTCAATAGACCGTGGGAATATGATTGCTGTGACATAGCGGAAAAGCTGGTTGAGCTGTCAAATCTGCCGGATGACGGGCAGTTGAAAAACGAGCTGACCGATGCTCTATACTATCTCAAAGCTGTGGCGGAGAATCCTTATAACAGCGACTATCATCGTGTGCTATTCAATGTGTTGCTGGTCATCACGGGGTTTGAGTGTTTCTAAATCAGGGAGAGGGGCAATCCTCTCCTTTTTTTATTTTTATGGTTAGCAATTTTTCAAAACGGTCTGTAAATATAGTGGAGGTGCTGAATATGAAAACCTGCAAAATCTGCGGATGTTCTTTCGATGAAGAAAATTTTGAAGGTGTTGTTGTCAATGAGGGCATAGACAATGAATACCATGTTTGTTGCGATTGTGTCCCGTCCGAGTGTAACAACGGACATATTATTTCCTGTGAAGCCTGCGGTTCATATTTTTCGGCGGATAAACTGCACGACGAAGAGATCGAGGGGCATTCCTTTACCGCGTGTCCGGCCTGCGGGAAAGATGTGGTAGAGGGGTTGAGCCGTGCAGAATTTGAAGATGAATACTTTCGCCCGCGATATTCTGTTGTCGTTCGTCAATTCAGCGGTTCAGTTCGTGGATATATCGTGAGCGCAAATAGTCGCCACGAGGTCATGAAGCGGCTGCTGGAAAAGCTGGACTTCAACTATGTCGCAGAGGTATCCATTGGGGAAATCCTTGTGAAGGAGGACGAGTTTTAATGTACATGAGCAAAAAGAAGTTCGATGAGATCAAGGCCAAGCATAGCACCACCATTGTGGTGGATGCTGATGTGGGCGAGGCTCTGGCTTTTGTCCAGGACTTGCTGGAGGCTGAGGCGGACGCAATCAAAAACCGCGAGCCGCACGCAACTGCATCTATCGGACGCCTGAATGAAGCCGCCTATGAAGTGTTCTCCATCTCCAACGAGATCGACGCCGGGGAGTTTGATGACGGCAAATAAAAAAAAGTAGCCTCCCGGTTAGCAAAACTGGGAGGCTATCTGTAATTATAGTACAAGCACAAGCAACCAACTTTAAGGAGGATGACAAAATGAGCGCTGCTAATTTCTGTACCATGAGGGACTTCCCTTTGTTCGCCAAGGACTACTATGAGGACGCCAAGCGCTGCCCGGAATGCGGCGCAATCCTGAGCGCAGACGATACGGAATGTGAGTTCTGCGAGTGTAACGAGCTGGAAGACTACCAGTATTATGATGAGTGCGCGGCCTACGACGAGCGCCAGGAGATCGAGGACAAACTGCTGGACTTCAATCGTGGCCTGCTGTTCCATGAAGTTAAGCTCCAAAGCGGATACTATTCTGGTGTCCAATTCTATGTGGAAATCAATCACGATCTGACCGAAGATCAGGATTATTCCAACGATGACTGCCATTACTATTTTGACTGTTGTCGGAGTGTAGCCTATCGGAAGTATGCGTCGGAAGTTCGGAAGATCAACCGGAAGCTGGCCGAGTTTGCCAAGGCATATGGATTCCAGGAATATGTGTGTACTGCCAGATTTTCAAATGGTGAGGCGTGGTATCAGCTTGCCTCTAATCCCCGTGCCCGCTTGAAATCTGTCGTGGCCTAATAGATTGCCCGCCGTAAAAACGGCGGGCTTTTTATTTTAGAGGTTAGCAAAACTCGCCCTGGCTCTGTAATTATAGTGAAGCAATTCTAAACAACTTTTTGAAAGGACTTGAAGAGATGAACAACGCCAACGAGCAGAAGACCTATGTATGCAAGCGGGCCAGAATGTGCAGTTTCTTGATTGAGAAGGGTTTCACCCCTTACAAGGTAGCTCCCGACCGGGACAATCCCATGTACGATGTCTTTCTTTTCACCGCGTCGCCTGAGCTGTACCAAGCTGTGATGGAATATATCAACACCAGTTCTGAGAGGAGAGATTTGAAATGAAAATTGATTTGACTGATGCTCAGGTTTCCTTGATCATCGACGGGCTACGTGCTTTGCAGGAAAATGCTGCATATGAAAACAAATGTACCAGCGACTCGGAAATCCACGATAGCAACAGCCAAATGGCCGATGAGGTAGACGACCTGTGCGAGTATCTTAACTGTTGCGAAGAGGTTACACCGGAGGTAGCTATCTGTGTCAAGGGCGGTTTGGTGAGTTCAGTTTATGCCAATGCCAATATGGATGTCGATGTATATGATCTGGATGTTTCCGACTTCCCGGACGAAGGGGAACAGGAAGCGGCAGACCAGAAAGAGGCCGAGCTGGATGAGCTGGTCAAGTCTCCCGGCTGGCGTGCTGTTTGGTAAGAAACCATTTTTTATAAGGAGGAACATATGAGCATTACTTATGATGTGTCCAAGCAGAAGGGCAGTTCCCGCTGGTACCCCCACAAGATCGAGACTCCCAAGGTGCCTGCTGGCCCGTTGGGAGATAAGAAGCAGGCGCTTCATGCCGCCGCCGAGTTGATGGGGGTGAGTTACCCCGAGTACATGGAGTTGAGGAGGAAGAAAGGATGCGCGTAAACTACACCCCTGAAGAGATCGCAGAGATGCACGATCGTAACGAAAACTTCAACGGAACACGTGCTAACTTTTCCAAGATCAAGCTCTACCAGGCCGTCAAAAGCGACCTGGTGGAGTTTATGAATATGTGCGATGACGTGCGGATGATCGACGGGTATGACCCGAACATGAAAGAGAAGCACGCCATTCTCTGGCTGGACTTCTCCCCTGCCGCTACTCTGAACAAGGAAGAAACAGCGGCTCTCACGGCCATCATGAACAAGGCCGACGGCACGGTGATTTCTGCCGTTGATGGGCACGTCCGCATTTCCTTTGATATCAACGATATCTGGGATAATTAAACAGACGGTTAGCAAAACGCAGTTCTTTTCTGTAAGTATAGTGACCGGAGAAAAAAACAAACGAGAACAAAATTTAGGAGGTACGTAAAAATGTCTGCGAATGTTGAGAGTATGTTCTATGCTGGACGCGAGAAACCCTGGCATGGCCTGGGTACTCAGGTTGAGGAAGCGCCGACCAGTGCCGATGCACTTCGGCTGGCTGGTCTGGACTGGACTGTGCAGCGCAAGCCCATTCAGGTTTGCGGCGGGCGCAAGGTGGATAACTTCTTCGCTAATGTGCGGAGCAGCGACGGTGCGGTGCTGGGCGTGGTCAGTGACCGGTATCAGGTGGTGCAGAATGCGGAGGCATTTGCGTTCACCGACGCTCTGATTGGCGGAGAGGGTCAGGTTCACTATGAGACGGCGGGAAGCCTTATGGGTGGTCGGAAGATTTGGCTGCTGGCAAAACTGCCCGATACGGAGATCGTCGGCGATAAGACCGAGCCGTATCTGTGCTTCTCCAACACCCACGATGGCAGCGGCGCTATCCGCGTGTGTATGACGCCTATCCGGGTGGTTTGCAACAACACTCTGAACATCGCACTGAATGGCGCAAAGCGTGCGTGGTCTGTCCGGCATACCGGCGACATTCAGGCCAAGCTCCAGGAGGCGCGGATGTGTCTGGACATGGCGAATAAGTACATGGACAAGCTGGCTGTGTACGCCGACCAGATGGCGAACAAGACCGTCACCGATGAGCAGATCGCCAAAATTCTGGACGAGATGTTCCCGGCCACGGAGGATATGAGCGAGCGTGAAAAGCGGAACGCGACGAAAGCCCGTGAAGAGTACATGATCTGCTACTTCGCGCCGGACATTCTCAAGTTCAAGGGGACTGCCTGGGGCGCACTGAACGCAATGAGCGACATGGTTGGACATACCGCTCCCCGCCGCATGACCTCCAACTACCAGGAGAACAACTGGGGCCGGATCATGGACGGCCATGCCATGATGGACAAGATGGCCTCTCTGCTGGCAGGCGTTGGCGCACGATAAGAACAGAACGAGACGGGATGGAGAAATTTATCCCGTCTCTTTTTTTGGTTAGCAAAATTACAGAACGATTTGTAAATACAGTGTGGAGGTGAGTATATGAAACGCATAAGCCAAAAGCGACGGCTGATGGTCGTTAAATATCAGAACCAGAGAGATGTTGACCGGCTGGATACTTGTTTGAAAATGTGCTGTCTCCCTCATGTAATTTTCAAAGAGTATGAATTTGTCGGTGGCGGCGCTCTTTGGAAAATCTACATTGATCGTGGGAGCCTCACTTGGGAGCAGGTTATGGCCGAGGTCAATAGAGTCCATGCTACCAAATTCGAGTTCATTAACGATGGCTCATATATTCAAGACGGGAGGCTCTATACTCCCTTAGTTATTCAAAAGTGAGGTGTGTTTATGTTACGGCCTGGACGTTACAAATCCGAGCATGATGGCAATGTCTTTCAAGCCTAAGGAGACAGA